GGATATTCGTGCAAAGCGATGCGCCGACCCGAGGCGTATTGCTGGGCCTCGACGTGAAAGGGCGCCTGCCGAAACCGCGCCGGAAGAAACTGCATTCGCCACGGGCGAGGCGAGGCGTCCTGTATCTGTCCCATCAACCCTACTCCTTCGGCCCCTTCCAGTTCTGCGTGTCGCCATTCGCGACGATCGTGCCGTCAGCCGTGTTGGTGATGTCTTTGTCGGTCTGCAACGTGATGCCCTTTTCGTTGAGCGTGACGTGCGTCTTCTCGCCGACCTGAATTTTGATTTCTTTATCGGATTGCGTGATGCTGGTCTTTGTTTCCCGCTCCATATTGGCGTCCTGTCCGTAATCCTTCTCGCCGCGGTTTTTCTTTGGCGGCGCAACCGAGTGCGTCACCGCCTTGTGCGAGGTGATGTGGATGCCGTCGCGTGTGATACGGAGGATTTGCCCTTGATCATCGTAGAGCGCGACCTCGCCTTCCTTCTGGTTCTTTAGGCGATGGCGGCGATCATCGATCGCCATGATGACGGCATGCGCAGGATTGCCGTTGACATAGCCGATCAAAGCCTCGGCGACCTCATCGGTCTTCTCGTCCTTTGCCTTATGTGGCACCGACGAGATGCCGTATTGCTGGAAGCGCTCGATTGTTTTTCGTGCTTCGCCTTTCCATAAATCGATATCGACTTCCTGCATCAGCTTGTCGTCCTTCGCCCCCTTGAGCGTCGCACGAGTGAGCGTGTTGTAGGCCCGGCGGGCTGCCTCGGCCAATGTTGAACGCATTTCCATTTCTCCTTTGTCAGAGTTGAACGCCACCACCAGTGAGGAATTCCTTCGTGACCAATTCGATGGTCGTCATCGTGCCGCGGGCATTATCCTGGGAAAATACGATCTTGCGCGCGGCCAGTGATTCTTCGACCATTGCCGAAGGCGCGTGGACGTAGACGAGTTCTTTGGGACCGGGCTGCCACAGTCCACCACCGGGCTTGAGCCAGCCATAGACGCCGACTTCGCCCTGCACCTGCACGCCCGCGCGCCATGCCCGCTCATAAAGCAAGCGCCGCTTCAATTCGGCATCGATATTGTTGTTGGAAAAGCCGCGCTCCAGCATCCACAGGCCCGGCTTATAACGTGACGCCTCGCCGCCTTCGCGCAATTCACGTTGCGCGGTCTTTCGGCCCCAGGTCTTGTCATCGGCTTGGCCTTGCCCGAGCACGATGTACTGGTTGAGCAGCGTCATATCGCTGACGACCAGTCGCATGAATTGGATGTTCTCACCCTCGACGAGCGCCCCGCCGCCGCCGCTCGGTCCCCCGCCGACTCCATGAAAGGCGTACATGCCGCTTTCCGTATCGCCGATGTGGACGGCCGCGCTGCGCGCGAGCCGCTCCAGCAGATGAAATGGCGACTCGCCTCGCGCGACCTGTTCGCTTTTGAATTTGGCATTCATGCCCTCTTCATCGCCGGTCTTCTGCGCGACCGAGATGCCGTAGGGCTGGAGCACCTCTTCAGCGATTTCAACCATGCTCTTGTTCTCAAATTGGCCTTTCCCCGACAACTTATCGGTATCGATGCTCGTTCGCGTCGTGTCCCCGGCGACACTCTGCCCGGTGATCTGCACCGCATGCGTGGTCGCATCCATGACAGTCTGTCGCTCATAGACATAGCCGGTGATGATCAGCTCACCGGCCAGTGTGACGGTGCATTGCATGCCGGGCGCGATCTGCTGCGCGGCCCTCGTGGTTGGGGTCGGCGACTCCTCCGAGATTGAGACCGAGAAGCGGCGAAATTGCCCAGGGAATTCGAGTGTCACCTCGACCCGTTCCCAGTCCTCGAATTGCCCCCCACCAAGGGTGATGATGCATTTTTCTTGGGGAGGGGTCGCCATTTATTCTGCGTCCTCTTTCTCTTTCTCTTTCTCTTCGGCTGCCGGCTTGGCCTCTTCCCGATCTCCCTTCATCGATCGATTGATCTTCGTCTCGGTGAAGACACCGCGCGACTCGGCGTCGACCGTGGTGCCGCGCGGCGCCTTCACATCGATGTTGAGATCGGCGGCACCTTTCGCTGGCGCTGCGCCAGTTTGCGCCGCGAGCGCGCGATCGAGCCCCGGTGCGCGACGAAGGTGAAGTTGGCTGGCGGAATACCAACGTTCCGAAACGCCGCCCTTTCCCGAGACCGTGCCCGGCTGATTGCCGCCGACCATTTGTAATTCAAGCTGGCCGGTCCTGGGATTGATGCGACGCTCGCCGGTCAGAAAGCCGACGTGCTTGCCCTCTATCCCGGTACGCGGCGATGTCCCGCGGACGACGCCGATGTCACCGCCTTGCACATCTTCGGGACTAACTCCGGTCCCATATCTCGTGAACGATCCGGCGGCCAGCGATCCGGTACCTCGGATACCGGCCATCCCCAAGTTGGCGTTCACGTAAGCCGCGCACCACGCCGTAGCGGCTGGATTGATCTTGATGCCCCGCGCGGAGAAAAACTGCGAGAGCTTGGCATTATCGCGGATTTCATCATCGCCGAGATGCTGCCGCGCGTAGGCGAGCGCCGCTGGTCCTCCAAGTTCGCCCTGTCCTGCCGTCGTCGCTGGCTCACTCGTATTGCGGTCAACCATGCTTTGCTGAACAGTCGCCGTGCCGCCGCCTTCGCCGCGCACACGACGTTGCTGCTCTTCACGAAACCGCCGCGCGCCCTCATGACTGCCAGGGCCACCACCCCAATCGTTGTAGACTTCACCTTGGCGGACGATGCGGCCTCCAGGATGTTGCGCATTCGGATCGCCCGGGCTGCCTTGGTCCGTCGCACCTTTCAGGATGTTGCTGCCGCTACTCACTTCGGCGATCGCCGCATTCATCTTGGCAAGCCGTTGCGGATTTCTTTCAAGCTCGGCCACCCGTGAACCCAGCGATCCCCTGCGAACCGGTCCGTAAAAACTTTTCCCGCCAGCGCCGTGTATCATGTCTTTGACCGAGAGCGGCGGCAGCCCTTGTTTTGCGCGCGCCTCATTTACATAGGCATGGCGGTTCGCCAAACTCTCGACGACGGCGACCGGATCGCTCTCGTGCTCAAGCGTCGTAAGCGCCGCAAGCTCTTTCCGCGCTCCTGGATCACGTTCCAGCTCTTCAGTGAAGCTCGCCCGTTGTGCTCGCAGATACTCCGAGCCCGTGACATCGCTGGGTATGTGTGCGCCCTGTTGGTCCGGCGCGATCGGTCCTCGTTGGCCGGGCGCGATCGGCGCCGGCCGCGAGCCGGGCACGACTTCGCCCGTGCTCGGGGCCCTCATTGCGCCGCCGCCTTCCCAGCCGCCGAACCGCTCTGAGAATGGAGTTGCCGCTGGCGGCGGGGCACCCTCTCGTGCAGCGCGTTCCTGGAAAGCGTTCCCCGCTCCACCCGTTCCCACCCCACCACCCTTTGGCGGCGGTTGCGGTTGCGGTCGCGATTGCGGTTGCGACTCCAGCGTCCCGTGCGGGCCGCGGATCAGCCAATCAGCCCACGATTGATTCGTAACAAGCGGCGTCCTCGCAATCCCGCCGACGATTTTGCCGGTTGTTTCGTTGAGAGACAGACTCATGAATTCTGCGAACCACGCAGGTGGCCCCGACTTCTCCCAGTCGGCTATGAACTCCCGCATGCCCTTGATAATCTCTGTGAGCGTCGGGCCGACGATGTTGAAAATGGTCTTCGCCAGATCATCGACGTCGCGCGCGATCGCTTTCCATTCTTTGTTGAATTCCCGCGCCGTTTCGGTATTGAGTTCGACGCGACCCTTTGTCTCGTCGAGCGTCTTGAGGAAGTCTTCGGCCAATCGCTTCGGAACGCCCCAAGCCTCCAGCCACAACGCCCGCTTGTCGGATGTCAGTCTCAACTTATCCATAGCCTCGAAAATCATCCGGAACGCGCCCATCGTGTCGCCCGGGAAGTTTTTGAGATGCTCCTGAATTTCTCCGAATTGTAGTAATGCCCGATCTCCGAAGCCGATCATCTTTCCATAGATGTCAAGCGCCCCTCCCGTGGGTGACTTGTCAGGGCCACCCGTTATCTCAAGAACGGTCTTTGCAAATTGCGAAACCGTTTGATCCATTTGTTCGGTGGTTACATCGAGTTCGTCGGCGGCATCGCGCAATTGTTGCAATTGATTGGTCGTAAGACGCGCCTGATCAGCGAGCGCCTTCATGTTGAGAGCGCCGGCCGAGAATTTTTGCATGCCACTGGCGAGCCCGCCGATGGCGCCGATCAGCGACAGTGTCGTGATCCCGAGCGTTTCAAGCATCGGCATCATGGATTCTTTGAGGACGTGCGTGATGGGCTCTACCGTCTCGCGAAGGTCGCGAAAGCGGTGGCCAAGATCGCGAATGCCAGGATTGCGGGCGGCATCCTGGAATCGCTGCTGCATGGCGCGAAAGGTGGCCGGCGTCTCATCCTGAAGACGCGCCACCATTGTCAGGACGTTGTTGTCAGCCATGGCGGGCCCTATTCGACGCCGAACTTATCCGACTTCGTATCACCGTCGCTCGACGTGTCCGCCGGCCCCATCATCTGAGAGCGATTGACGGTGGTTTCCTTGAACTGTCTGCGTGCTCCATTCTTGCCGCGCGAGCCTCCATTGACATCGATCGAGATGTCGGCGCCGCCCGAGATTGTTTGCTGACCGCTCTGAAACCACAGCGACTTGTCCAGCGCTTCGGTGCTTGGCTCGAAACTCCCCGGCGTCATTCCGCTGAAAAGGTCGGGGCCCTCCTTCCGAATCCAGCCCGGTATTGGTGCGGCCGGGCCGAAGGTTCGCGGCTCGTCGGTCGTAGGCCGGCTGCCAAATTTCGGGTCCACCGCGCGACGTTGGCCCTCAGTCGCCGGCTCTGTTGGGATGCCGCCGAACCGTTGCGCGAACGTGTCTGCCGGCGGCGCCCCCTCTTGACCAGGGGCAATACCTTGCGGCGGCTGGATGGCGAAGTGCTTGAACGCGGTCGCAAGATTGCGCATGCCGTCCGACTGCTGCTCGTTAGTCACGGAGCTGCCCCCGCTCCCCGGGAAGCCTCCAGTCGTTTCGATCTTCTGCGTCCCGCTCTGAAAGAAAAGCGGGTTATCGCGCGCGGCTCTTTCTCCCCAGGCGAATTCGCCAGGAGTCCGTCCACTGAAGAGATCGGCGGGCGAGCCCTTGCCAAAGCCGAACACGCCCGACGTTGGTTGCATCGGCTGCGGTGCGCCCGGCGCCGTTGGCGCGGCGGGGCCTTGTTGATTGGGGATCGCACCTTGCGTGCCGGGCGCGATCGGGGGTTGCTCGCTCGGCCGAGGCGTAACGGCGCCCTGATCGGGAGCGACCGGCGCCGTCTGCACGCCGCCCGTGCCGCCGCCGCCAGTTTCAGGCGCCCCCGGCCACTCACCAAAGCGCCCTTGCATTTCCCCGCCGGACCCCCACGGCGACTGTCGCGGAGGACCATGCAGCATCCAATCCCACCAACTCTGATCCGTTTTGAGCGGTGTGCGATTGATCCCCTCGAAAATCTTTTTGAGCTTCTCTGCGGGGTTCTCCGTCATGAGGTAGGCGAACCACGCCGGTGGCTTCGAATTCGCAAAATACTGCCAAGCTTCCCGCGTCATCCTCAGAATATCGGTCATCGTCGGCCCGACGATGTTGAAAATCGTCTTGGCAAAATCATCCGCTTCGCGACCCATCGCCTTCCATTGTTCATTAAACTTCTTCGCCGACTCGGTGTTTAGCTCCTGCCGTTCCTTAATGCGGTCGTAGGTCTCCAGATAATCGTCGGCCAACTTCTTCGGAATATTCCAAGCCTCCAGCCACAACGCCCGCTTGTCGGCCGTCATGTTCATTTTATCCATGGCCTCGAAGACCATCTTCCAGGCGCCCAAGGTGTCGCCCGGCTGCCTTCTGAGATGCTCTTGGATTTCGTTGAATTGTACGATCGCCTGCTCGCCGTGACCGACCATCTTTTGAAAGATGTCGACGGCACCGCCCGTCATCGTCTGGCCGGGGCCGCCGGTCATTTCCAGCACTGTCTTGCCAAAATGCGCGATCGTCGCGTCCATCTCCTCGGTGGACACGTCCAACTCATCGGCAACATCACGGAGGCGCTGTAGCTCGCCGGTCGTGATGCGTGCCTGATCCGCCACGACCTTCATGCCGAGGGCGCCGGCCGAGAATTTTGCCAGTCCGTAGGCGAGCCCGCCGATCACACCGCTCACCGAGAGCGATGTTATTCCGAGCGTGTTGAGGGTTGGGATGAGCGCATCTTTGATGACGCCGGTGACCGGCGACAGCATACCGCCGAGTTCTTTGAAGCGGGCGCCAAGGTCGCGGATGCCGGGGTGCTTTGCGGTCTTCTCGATATTGTCTTGGAGCTGCTTGAAGGCGGCCGGCGTCTCATCCTGGAGACGCGCCACCATTGTCAATACGTCTTCATTGGCCATCGAGGCTCTCCGGTGGTCGGATGACCTCCATGAGTTGCTCGGTCATTTCGAGATGAAAGAGCAACATGGACAGCGGCTCCTCAAGAAACTCATTCGGATGGCGCGAATAGAATTTCGCGAGCTTGTAGGCCGCGAGGATTAAGTTGCCTGCCCCCGCAGGTCCGGAGCGAAAAAACGGGCGGTCAACTCGAATGCGATGGTGTTCCACTCGCGCGCGCTCAACTGTGCGATCGTCGACGGTGGCACCGCCGCGAGCGCCACCATCTGATTTTGCATGTGCCCCTCGTTCATCGACAGATCGAGCCGGATCGGGTTGCCGTAAGAGACGATGTCTTTCCCGGTTGGCTCGCGGAAGCGCAATTCGCGAATCTTCTCGCCATGCGCATCGATGTCGTGATCGAGCTTGTAAACATACTCGGTCGACTTCATCGCTGGCGCCTCGGCGGGTGGTGCCGACTGGGCCGCCTGCCGCGCGGTCGTCTTCACGCTCGTTCGATCGTCCATACTTGCCCTCTTAGATTTCTTCGCAGCTCGTGCCTTCCCAGCGAATGGTCGCTTGACCATCGCGGGTGTTGATGGTCACCGCGCTCTTGCACGCGGCCTCTTTGAGGACGTAGACGCGGCCATTGTTCAGCTCCGCGGTCACGGTCACGTCGACCATGGCTTCGAGGTCTTCGAACAAAACATCGGGCAGCGATGAGATGTCGCCTTCGATGTAGGGGACGCGCGGCAATTCGGAAAAGCCGTGCACATAGTCCTGCCCGGCGATCATCGCGCGCTCCAGGGAGCCCGGCGACACGGTGAAGTTGCCTTTCAAGGGGAGCTGCGCGCCGTTCACCTTCAGAAACGCAGTGCCCGCGATCCTCACGGCCATGTCTGTCTCTCCTGTTTCAGTCGCCGACCTGTTGTTGAATGGCCCGCATCAACGGCGCCGCGACGCCAAAGCGCATTTCGTCGAGCGTGAATTGCTGCGCCATAAGCGACGCCAACCACTGCTCGCGATCCGGCATGATCGGATTTTCGAGATCGAGGTCCGTCCGTCCGATCGGTGCCGCTGGCGACGTCGGCGCAATGAAGACCGGAATGCCGGCGAGCACCGCATCGACCGCCACGTTGCTCGAATGGGTGACGACCGCCCAGGCGCCGCGCAATTGCTCGACCAAGGGTCGCGGATCGCGCTTGTAGCGCACGATGATCGGCCGCTTGGTGACCTCTCGGAGGCGGTAAGGTGCCAGCGCTATCCAGCGCCGCATGTCGAGCCCGAGCGCGCGCCCGAAGTCCAGCCCCGGCATCGCGAGCAGGATGTGATTGCCGCCGCGGCGCCAAGGCTTC